GGCTTACTTTGTTCTTGAACTAGCGGACGGTTCCAGGGAGGTTGTTTTCCCTGAACTCTTCTTCGCGCTGGCGTCTTACGCGTTCCTCCGCGAACGCGATGCCCTTCTTGTGGGCTCTCTAAGGCTTCGTGCTTTGGATTGGTGCAAGAAGGTCGGCCTTTCCTGGGCCGACACCTGGATGGCTGTGTCGTCTGCCGTCCCTCTGGCATGGAGAGTCAGCCCAAGGGAGCTTCAAGCTCTCGCGGCCTTCTCCGGGACGCTCCACCACTCCTCTTCCCTGTCGGGCCTTTAGGGCCGCGGCTTCGCCGGGAGGGGCTGGTGTTCAGGTGTGACCGCCTGGACGTCGGCTGACCTCCAGCCTGGTGCCGAGCTTTATGCTAGGTCGGGCGTTGCCGCCGTTTGCGAGGGGACGAGGAGGACGATGAGGGTACCGTGCATAACAGGGCTGCCAGGCACATGGGTCCCTGGAGTGCATGGTAACTGCATCCACAACGAGATCGCTGCGTTACTCAAGCGGTCTCTGGCTCCACTGCCACTTCCGGATGAAACGCCCCTTGGCGGCGATTTTCTGAGGGTGTTTCGACGCCTGAGGAGGATTGCAGGGCGTTATTGCGGCACACGTTGGGGCTACCTGGAAACGGCGCAAACGTATAGTGGTTCTATGCGCCGTAGATACCTCGAAGCAGAAAGGAGTTTGCGCGAGGACGGCCCGTTGTGTTCACGGGACGCCAAGCTCCGCGCCTTTCTGAAAGCTGAGAAGACTGCACAGGGCAAGGACGCCAAGCCTAGGATGATCTTTCCTCGGACACCTAGGTATAACTTGGCCCTGGCTTCTTGGCTTAAACCTTTCGAACACTGGCTGTGGGGCTATCTCACAGCTAAAAGGCTCTTTGGGGGTTCGAATACCAGGGTTGTGGCCAAGGGTCTCTCGCCGCGCCAGCGGGCCAATCTGATTGTTCGCAAGTTCAATCAGTTTGACAAATGCGCGGTGTTTGAAGCTGACGGAAAGGCGTTCGAAGCCCACGTCAGCTCACGACAGGTCTCGGAGGAGCACGCTGTCTATCTGGCCGCCTACCACGGCGACCCTGATTTGGCACGTGTTTTGTCTCGCCAGCGTTTTGTTGGTGGGACGGCATCCGGACTGAAGTTTTCCCGGCCTGGTGGGAGGGCCAGTGGAGATTTTAACACGGGGATGGGCAACTCCTTGATCATGCTTGGAGCTGTCGTCTCTGTGCTGAAGTCTCGCCACGTCAAGTTTGACATACTTGTCGATGGTGATAACGCACTGGTCTTCACTGATATGCGCGACCTTGGTCGGGTCCTGTGGAACTTCAGCGAGGATGCTCTGAAGAGCACCGGTCATGAGTTGGCGCTAGAGCGACCCGTGTCCGTCATCGAGCACGTCCGTTTTGGACGTTCTGCACCGATTTTCCTTGGCCATGGTTTGGGTTGGACCATGGTTCGGGAGGTCGGTGCCGTCTTGTCCGGCGCCTTTGCGAGTCATAGGTGGCTGGTCGAGCCGGTCTTTGGCAGGCGTTGG